AGATTAATAGATTATTATGAAAATGCTGGTGAGGGTTTAGATCACTATATAGATGTCATTAATAGAAAAGAATATGAGTATTCAAAGCATATAGCTCCCCATGATATTAAAGTTAGAGAAATAGGTAACTTTGGTAAATCAAGATTGGAGAGTGCTTTGGAATTAGGTATTGCTTTTGAAGTAGCACCAAAACTATCTATCGAAGATGGTATTGAAGCTGTAAGAAAAACTATTCCTAATTGTTGGTTTGACAAAAACAAATGTCAAAAAGCTCTTGAGAATTTAAAGGCTTACCAAAAAAGATGGGACGACAAGAACCAATGTTTTAGAAATAAACCAATGCACAACTATGCTTCTCATTGTGCTGATGCTTTTAGAACAGGCATAGTAGGTGAGGGTGTGGAAGTTAGTAATTGGGAAAAATCAATTCCAGTTGAAACAAATTATATAGTTTAATATGGCAGAAAAAGTAACAGATATAGAATTAAGAGGAATAATTAATCAAGAGATCAATAACTCTCTAGGTTATATGGGTGGCAACCTATCTTCTCAAAGAAAAAAATCTTTAGAATACTACATGGGAGAACCATTAGGGACTGAGATTGATGGTAGATCACAAGTTGTATCAACAGATGTTGCAGACACTATTGAAACCATTTTNCCNAANNTACTTAGAATTTTTACAGCATCACACCAAGTCGTAAAATGCGAACCAGTAAAAGCCGAAGATGTACCTCTTGCCGAACAAGCAACTAATTATATCAACTATGTTTTTAACAAAGATAATAATGGTTTTTCAATTTTATATGATTGGTTTAAAGATGCTTTAATTGAAAAGAATGGAATTGTAAAAGTTTATTGGGATGATAGTCAAAAAGTTGAACAAGAAACTTACGAAAATTTAAACGATCAAGAATATCAAATATTAATTGATAATGATAATGTTGAAGTGGTTGAAGATGAAAAGTTTGTTGATGAAAAAGCAAAAGAAGAATTAGAACAAATTAAAGAATTAGCTTTAACACAAGGTCAAGATGTAGGTGATATACCTACACCTCATTTACATAATTGTATTATTAAAAGAACTACAGGGTCTGGCAAAGTTAAAATAGAAAACATACCACCTGAAGAATTTTTAATTCAAAGAACTGCAAAGTCTATTGAAGATGCAAATTTTGTTGCACATAAAGTTTTAAAAACTAGATCAGAACTTATAGAGATGGGTTATGATAAAGAGATAGTTGAAAATTTACCAACTACAAATGCTATTCTTTTAAATGATGAAAGACTTACTAGATATTCAGATATAGATGAAAGTCCATTTAATGATGCTCCAGATTCATCAACTCAAGAAATAGAAATTTATGAGTGCTATGTTAAAGTAGATATGGATGGAGATGGTATTGCTGAACTTAGAAAAGTAATAGTTGCTGGTGAAAGTGGTTATGAAATTTTAGAAAATATGCCATGCGATTTTATTCCATTCTGTAGTTTAACTCCTGTACCNATGCCACACAGATTTTATGGTAGATCAGTTGCAGAATTAGTTGAAGATGTTCAATTAGTTAAATCNACNGTTATGANGCNACAGTTGTTAGATAATATGTATTTAACAAATAATAACAGAGTAGCCATCATGGATGGTATGGTTAATCTTGATGATCTTTTAACTTCAAGACCTGGTGGAGTGGTTAGAACTAAACAACCACCATCACAAGTTATGATGCCAATGCAGAATCAAACTATTTCGCAACAAGCATTTCCATTATTAGAATACCTAGATACAGTTAGAGAAACTAGAACTGGTGTTACAAGATATTCACAAGGTTTAGACGCAGACAGTTTAAATAAAACTGCAACTGGTGTAAATACTTTAATGAACCAATCGCAAATGCGAATGGAATTGATTGCTAGAATATTTGCTGAAACTGGTGTTAAAGATTTATTTAAAAGAATATTTGAGCTTACAGTTAAGTATCAAGACAAAGAAAGAATTGTAGAATTAAATAATAAGTTTGTTCCTGTTAATCCTACTGAATGGAAAAACAGATATAATATTTCTATAACAGTTGGACTTGGAGTAGGTTCTAAAGATCAACAAATTGTTATGTTAAATAATATTTTACAAAAACAACTACAGGCTTTCCAATTACAGGGTAACAAAGAATATCCTATGGTTACTTTAAAAAATATTTACAATTCACTTGCTAAAATTATTGAAGAAGCTGGACTTAAAAATGTTGAAAATTATTTTGTTAATCCAGATCAAGGTAGAGATTTAGTACAACCTAGTCCTCCACCTGAACCAACTCCAATTGAAAAAATAGAATTTACTAGAATTGCATCTGAAGAAAAACGAAAAGTTGCAGAGCTTGAACTAGAAGCTAAAAAATTAAAAGCCGAAACAGCAGAAGCTATATTAGGTTTTGAAACTAAAATTAAGGAAATGGAGCTGAAGTATAATACACAAGTTGATGCAGCTAAAATTAAAGCTGATGCTGATTTAGAAAAATTAGTAACATCAAATAGAAATAAAACTTTCCTTGCAGCACAACAATCATCAGACAGACTAGATCAACAAGTGAGTAATTTAGATGGACAGCAACGAACAGAACAAGCTCCAACAAGAACTGAACCAAGCGAACAAAGCTAAACAACTTTTTGAAAATCCTTTATTAAAAGAATCTTTTGATAAACTAAAAAAATTATATACAGAAAGTTTATTTAATACTGGTGCAACAGAAACAGAAGCCAGAGAAAAACTTTGGTTAGCTTACAATGTAGTAAGTAAAGTAGAACAAAATTTATTTGAAATTTTAGATACAGGAAAACTAGCTTCTAAACAATTAGAAGATTATCGAAACAGTATCAAAAAACAAAAATTCTAAACAAATAAGTTTAGGATAAGTCAACCTCATAAGAGGAACTTAACTTAAAAAGGAAAATATATGTCAAACAATGCCAATCCATTAAAGGAAGCACAAACTGATGTTGATAAAGCTGCTGCTAATGCAGTATTTGGTTTGTTAAACCCAAAAGAAGAAGAAGAAATTGGGAAAAGCGAACCACCAAAAGAAGAAATTAAACAAGATTCTCCTGAACCCAAAAAAGAGGAATCTAACGAATCAACCAGAGGAACAGGAAATAACTGAAGAAACAGAATCTGAACAAGAGGAAGTTTCTGAAGAAGATGTATCTCAAGACGAAGAACAGTCTGATGTTCAAGAGAAACAAGATTCCACCGAAGAACAACTTCATAAAGTGAAAGTTGCTGGTCAAGAATTTGATGTTACCCTTGATGAATTGAGGAATGGTTATCAGAGAGATGCTGACTATAGACAAAAGACTGAAGAACTTTCTTACCAAAGAAAACAATTTCAATCTGAGTCTGAAAAGCAAAGACTAGATTATTCTCAAAAGCTAAATGAGTTAAATCAAAGTTTGTCAGTTGCTCAACAGGATTTAAATGCAGAAATTAATTCTGCCGATTTAGATAGACTGTATGACGAAGATCCAACAGAAGCTGCAAAAGTGGAAAGAAAATTGAAGAAAAAGCAAAATGCTTTAAATCAATCTTTACAACAAGCTCAAGCAGAACAAAAGCAACAATTTGAAACATTTTTGCAAGATCAACAAAGAAAATTAGTATCTAAGATGCCTGAATTTTCTGATCCAGCAAAGGCTTCAAGTTTAAAAGCTAACATGAAAAGCACACTAAACAATTATGGGTTTAACGACCAAGAAGTTGCTCAAGTGTACGATCATAGAATAGTGATGTTGGTTAATGATGCTATGAAGTATAGAANTTTGCAAAATTCAAAACCGAATTTAGCTAAAAAGATTTCTAAACCTGGTAGAGTTTTTTCTTCTGGAGTCAAACAAGGCAAAAATGAATCTAACTTAAAATTGAGGAAAGAAAAGTTTAGTCGTCTAAAAAAATCTGGCAGTATGAAAGCTGCTCAAGATGTATTTTTAGATATGATAACTAACAAATAACCTCAACAATAAGGATATAACTATGGCAATAGTAAGTAATACGTTTCAAACGTATCAAGCGATTGGTGATAGAGAAGATTTGTCTGATATTATTTACAATATCTCTCCGACAGATACTCCTTTTATGTCAGCAATTGGAAAAGAAAAAGCCTCTGGTGTTTTACATGAGTGGCAAACTGATGCTCTAGCAGCAGCAGCAAGTAACAATCACCACATTGAGGGTGATGAAATTAGCTTTGGAGCTGTTTCACCAACTGCAAGAATCAATAACCATACACAGATTTCAAGAAAAGCTGTTGTGGTTTCTGGTACTCAAGATGCAGTAAATAAAGCTGGTAGAAACAATGAATTAGCTTACCAAATCTCAAAAAGTTCAAAAGAACTTAAAAGAGATATGGAAACTACTCTATGTTTAAACCAAACTGGTACTGCTGGTGCTACAGGAACAGCTAGAAAATTATCTGGTCTTGCTTCTTGGATTCAAGCATCTACAAGTGTTGGTACTTCTGGTGCTAATGGACAAGTATCAAGTGTTGATACTCCAGGTACAGCAAGAACTGATGGAACTCAAAGAGCCTTTACTGAAGCTCAACTAAAAAATGTTGTAAAACAATGTTGGGATGAGGGTGGAGATCCATCAATGATTATGCTTGGTTCTTTCAACAAACAAAAACTATCAGGATTTACTGGTGGCTCAACTAAAATGACTTCAGCAGAAGACAAAAGACTT